GTCTCCAGCTGCTACAAACTCATCAACGCATACTCGACTTGTTGATGAGGTTGATGTTGTGAGATATACGGCTTTACCTTGTACCCTCTGTACACCTGTATAACTCAATGATGTTCTATCCTGTAATCTGCATAACTGAAATCGTTTATCCGAATAGTACGGGATATCGAGTTCGATTACAGGATTGTTTGCGATGGGAGTAGAGGCAAGACCCTCCCATCCGGTCTTATAACGCTTTAGCCCTCTAGTAGCGTTGAGTGAGGAAGAGCTGTCTGCATCTATCGTTTGATTGGTGTATTGCCAATTTGAACTGGCAGGCTCTGAATTCCGGGTTCCCCATAACAGGTATTCTCGATAATTCGCGTCAGGCACGTATTTTTCAGCTACCGATACTTTCCATCTGATAGATCCTCTCCAACCGACGTAAGCCCATGAAAGATAATTGAGCATAGTCGTGTTACAAAAATTGTAAGGCACGCCTATGAGCCCATCATCTCGAATATGAACTGCGTCAGTTACATTTCCTCTATTATAAGGAAAAGAGTTGGTCTGCTGAATAAATCGTTTGAGCGTCGATGTTCCAGAGTTAGCTCCCCAGCTAGTGTGGTAATTATACCGTTTTAGCCATGTTCTAATACTGGGACTGTTCTCACCAGTGTAAACATTTGCTAATGTGGTATACATAGCTGGGCTTGCATTCTGAATCATGTCGTCCTCGCTCGTGAACGGCTTTATGCCGTCCATATCGCCATCTTCCATCATGGCCTCGGGTTCAAAAACACCCTGCGGTTCCAAAACTATACCACCGACATATACATCCGTAGGGTCCCAAACGGCGAAATCATCATTCGCAGATATGAAAACCGCAATAGACACATCAGCAGCAGCTGCTGACGGTATGGCTAGTTCATTAACTACATAAACGCTTAATACGCCGTTTCCGGTAAATGTTGCAGCCGGAAGAGTTGCACCTGTCGTATACAAGTTATTAATAGGTGTAGTCATCCCGATTGGTTCCATTAACGGTCTATGCTGACACGGTGGTATGCTGACTGTGATGTCTTGGACTGCTGAAATGTCTACTACATGAGTGTAATTAACATTGTATTCAGCAGCGCTCGCCAATACCGATACCGGGTCATAGACAATTCGCAAACGCCCGCGATGAAATCCAGAGCATATGATCTGAAACCTAAAGTTCAAGGTTCCAGTCCAATATCTGAATGGTGCGGTGACAAATGCCGTGCTCGTTAAGAACTTAGCATTTGCCAATTGTCTATACATAGATGGGTCTACTCTGATCTGTCCAAGACAAGTTTCAGAAACAGCCGCCGTCGACCAAGTCATTGTATGAAAATAACTCTCATGCGCGACTATACTTGCAACTGACATTTCATCAGTGCCAGACAATCCGCATACTCTAGGGTCTATTGTGACTTCCTGTTTGGAATCCAGAGCCATACACGATATGTTTTCACCAATATCTGTATTGCTTAGATTACCATAATACTCAGGTTTATATCTCTGAGTCGGTACGCATGTCAATTTAGGCCGTGAATATCCGAACAAACGCGCGATGCCTGATACTGCCTCAGCGGCATAACTTGCAGCTAACGCATATGGTCGGATTGGCGGATACATGGCTGCTGTTGCTAAGCTCTTGGCTAGAACAGAAGCTGGCCCAGATATTGTCCCCGAAACCACCTCGGCTTCATCTTTGGCCTCAGGTTCAAATGAACCTTGAGGAGCCAGAGATGCGGGCTCGACGGAAGTCGGTATAGACAATACCATGTCTTCAGCGTAAGCAAATACGCTGAGAGATATTGAGTCAGTACCCAAATTGGCATGTTGAAGATTTGCTATGGTATCTATAAAAATAACACCCATCTCTCCCCATTCCTGAAGAGGAATAGAAATGTTGGAATTATAATAGAAAAAGGGCAATAGCATTTCTCCACCCTGAGAAGTAGTAGGATCTAAATAAATATGAGGTCGCTGGGATGCCTGCGTAACATGATCAATAAATCGTTGCGCCGGTATCTTTATCTCAAACTCATCTTGAGATGCAAGTGGGAGATATGATACTATATAGCGGCCATAGTAGAAACTATTTCCGTTTAGTAAAAATCTCAACCGTAGCTTGCATCTCATTAGATTATAGTTGCTAATCCTATTAATTACTCTGGGATTCGTGAAAAACAATGTCCACGGGTTAAACGTCACTTTGTAGGCTGCACCAACTGGAATCATTTCTGAGAAAATCTTAATCGGTCTCTCAAAGAAACCGGCGAGATTGTCTGCATTAGAATCTTGCATTCCAAATGTGCTGTCTGGTTGACCTGCTACATCATATACATTCTGTGGCGTGAGGTCATCAAATGTAACCGTTTGTGTGGTAACATGTTTATTCTCTTTGAACATTACACCAAGCTTTTCACTAGTAGCTTCTGGCTTGAATATATGTTCAATTGGTTGATCGATAGCGTTGGCACTGCTGTCGATCGTTGCACCTGTAACGTGTTTAATGGTCCTTTCCTCGTTAAAGTTAGTCATTTCATAGGGTGCGATAGGAGTTAATTCTGCTGCTCCATGGTCAGCTGTTTGTCCATGTTTAAGTTCTATGGACTTGAGATATGCAGCACGCATCTCTTTGTACGTGGGAAATGTTGCCCTGCCCTTTAGCAGCGCGCAATTTTTCCAGAGGTCATGAATTCTTATTATTGTGAGCAATTCATCGACTCTCCTGTTGTATACTTCTTCTCCCATGCGGAAATACTCATTAGCTGCATGAGCTATGGCAGATCCGCTAATACTTTCTGGGCTTTCTAAACTTCTTTT